GCTGGTTACTACGGCGGATCTCAAATCCGAATAATTCTGCCATTTTTTACCTCAAAAATAGTAAGTAGAGGCCTTTACGACCTCTACTATACTTATCATTACGTTCCGCCAGCGTTTCCAGTGAAACCAGGAAGTACTTCCCACCAATCATATTGGAAGGTAACCTGGAACTCTTCGAGCTGATCTGTTGCATTCCAATCTAGATCAATTGCAGTGATATCAGTAGGGAAGATACCATTGAATTGATACTGTCTAATTGGAGTACCTGTTTTACTAAATTGTGTTACTTGAGCTTGAGCTTTGTAATTAAGTGGTGACGCAGATCCAGTAGTACGCAAATTGCCTTGTAAAGAATTGATCGCGTTAGACCAATTTTCCAAAGCGTTGCGAATTAAGAAATCTTCATCATTCACAATAGTTACTGTCCAAGGTTCAAAAATTCGATCTCCAGCTAACTTAACCTTACGGCCGAAGTATGGTACTTCGATAAATCCAATCGAACTTGATGGGATTTGTGCTGCTCTAGCCATGAATGGCACTTTCAAGTCACCCAGTGAATTCACTGGGTTTTGAATTGTAACTTGAAATAGCGAATTTCGAGCACCGCCAGAAGTTAGCTGAGATCTAATGTCGTTAATATTAAAAGCCATTTGTTGTCTCCTCCGTCGACTTTATTATTTATTCAACACCTACGATCTCAGAGAATTCCACTCCTGATCTTACCGCGACAAAGTTGAGCTGGATGAAATTAATTGACTTAGCAGGCTTAATATAGATATCACCAACGAATTGGTTAGCATCTACGACTGCTTCGCCGTTATTTGTTTCATCACATACAACTCTAAAGTCGTAAATACCTCTACGACCTTGGACATCCCGCAAGAATGGCTCTACCAAGTTCTTAAACTGTGCTCTGGTAAACTCATCGTTAAATTCGAAGAGAGTAAATTTAGCAGCAGCCGATACAGTCTTTTCAAGAACAATGAATAGTCTTCTTACATTGATTCTATCAAATGGTGATGGTCTACCTAGAAGTGTCTTATCACCAAACAAGATTGTACCTTGTCCTGGAATTGTTACCACAGGGTTAACATCCTCTTTATAGAGTTGATCTCTCTGTGATTTGCTTGGATTAAAGGTCAATCTAACTAAATTTCTGATTGAACCTCTTTGTAATCCAGCAGGAGAGAACCAAGGATCTCTATCCGCGTCTGTTCTAACCGCAAGACCCGCAATATCACCGTTAAGAGGAATATTGCGATATACATCGTTATATCTGTCGTATTGGTATTTATAACCTGAATCCATAACAGCATATGAGCTATTAATAAGTGCTTGTCTAAACTGAATAACATTATCTACTGCGCCTACTCCAGCGTTAACAGTATCAGCTCTATCAGGACTAATAAATACCATACAATCTTTTCTTTGTTCAGCAATGTTACTAATGATATAATTTGGAATTAACTCGCCGTGTGATCCACCTCTTGCTTTACCGCAAAGAATAAGTGAGATATCAACATCTTCCGAGTTTACAAAGTAGTCGTAACCTGCCATAATGGCGCTTTCTTCAATAGCAGCTTCTGATCTACCATCGTCTCCGCCTACAAACGATAATGTCGTTGGCAGTGCAGCAGTTGAAGTAGCAATTGAATCCGCGGTTGCAACACCTAATCCAGAAATATGATTGTAAGACCAAACATATAGGGATTGATCTCTTAGAATATTTCTATAGTAGTTATCATCGCCTTCTTCTGTTTTTGCATCAGAAGCTCTAGAAATATTATTATATACTTCTAGCAAAGTACCAGGTGCGCCAGTAATCTGGCCATCTTCGTCAGAAATAACAATATGCATACCGTCTTTAATTAGTGCATTATTGGCATCTCTATGATCACCGCTAATAACAGCAAATGTAGAACCTGGAGCTTTATCTACTACAGCATAATATTCCCATTTTCTAGTTACTGAGCTAGTAGAAAAAGCTGCTCTTTGTTGATATCTATTTTCAAAATTAACTTGCAATCTTGTATGAGTAGTATTAGACTCTACTGTACCAAAACTCTTAAGTTTTAGATCAGATGTTCCAATTGTATTGTTACCTACTGTAAT